CAGTAGAGATAACGTTAAATACGTTAATTCCAGGCTTAATAGTGTCGTTAGCAAAATCAAAATCAACAAGGTCGGTAACTAGCTCTACTATTAAGTCCTTAGCAAAGTTATAGGTGTCTTGACGTACTTCTACGCTGGCAAGACCATCTAACACTAAGTCTGGCACTGTCCTGACGTCTCCTGTAGCGTCTACAAACTCCGCTACTACTGTAAATACCGATCGTAGATCTGCGGTTAAGGTGGGGGTACCTGTAACAGCGTAAGTGCCGTTGTATATGGCCATGTCATCACCCCAACTTATTGCCACCGGCTCACCGGATTCGAAACCGTATTGGCCAAAGTCAAGAGTGACCGTTGCTACGCCACCTGCCACAATAATGGATGCCTGATAAGCATTAGACCATGTTTTCCAGAGTACTCGGTGGTGCAAGTAGCTAGTAAACTCCGCACCTGAGACGCTTAGGACTTTTCCTACAATGTCATATGTTCTTGACCATATAATTCCGCCCCAAACGCAAACACCGTCCCTAGTTATATAAAGTGCCGTTTTAGCCGGGAGGGTGTTCTCATACAGCGATAGATTATAAGTGTCCTCAGTTACTGCAATATCCCCAGAAAATACCCCAGCTTCGTTCAGTGACCTGCTGTAAGATACGGATTTAAATGGGAGCTCTACAAGAAGTTCATTGGTCATTAGATCACAGGCGAAGTATCGGTAATCTACCGATCCGCTAGATTGTGAAGTTGTTACTGGCATCGATCTGTCCTTGTGTCGTCTTTATAGTAGTCTAGCAGCTAGCCGATCCAACCAGAACGGTAGTAGAATGTGCAAGTAGCTCCAGCTGAAAATCCCGCAACTGTTATAACATTGTTTCCGGGCTGTAGGTATATCCAGTCCAGGAGTGTAGCTGCCTTAGCCCTGCCATTTGCAACGTTTACTACGGTTGAGCCAGAGTATTGAACCTCCAAGACTTCCCTATTGTAGGTGTCTATTTCTAGTCTATTTGTGCTAGAAGTGCCCGAAAGAATTACCATCTCTTGGTCAGTCTCAGTGTTGGTTATTGAGGTAGGGGTGCCTCCAGGTATAGTAAAACCGAGGGACAATTCCATGTTAATTGAAACTGGCACGTTCCCTGAGTTGTTCAGCGTAACACTGCCCGTTCCGGCTCCATTTGCAGTCAGAACAGTCGAGCTGTATCCGTCGCCATCGGAATCTATAAATTCATACTTAATTGGGTCAACAGCTTTTAGTCCAATAGCAAAATCATGACGGCCACGCGCGTTTACGCTAGTAATGAGAGGGGCGCCGCTTAGACGTACGTAAGTCCCCCGTGGGTTTATGCTATATCCGCCTGAGTCAGACACCCCATCTTCGTAGACCTTCAACCATCCTCCCTCTTTTATCAAGGTCACAGCTGAAATTAGAGTATTCCTAGCAGCAGCTGCGTCTTCAGGCTTCTGAGGGAGAAAAGATCCAGAAAGTGTTATAAGTCTATTTGCCCAACGCCCGGCTGCATCATACGATCCATCTCCCCAACCTCGTGGTAGGTCTGGAAGCTCAGAGTCTGGTAGAGTCCACCATCCGTCGATGTCAGATACTACCCAGACGACATTATTCTCATCGATTGTGTTCAATGTTAGGCCGTTTATTATCACATCGGCTTTAAGCTTTAAGCCAGATAGGTAGGGGATAGGCTGAGCAGTTAATGCAAGATTAACTACTTTGTTTTCTTCAGCCTGTATATCCGTTGCTGGCGTCTCCTCATAATACGTCATTACATGGTTCCCGTCTTAATTGAATAGGCAATTCTTCTAGAGACCATTGCAGCAAGCTCTTTCTCGTCCATCCCTGGTGCAGCATTTACTACAATATTTATTGCTGGAGTAGCAGCCCTTGCGGATACGGACCCTCCGCTTGCATAGCCATTGCCTTCTCTGTTAAGTTTCTCCAGTAGCCCACGATACTTATTGGTGGACTTGGCGTTCACTACGTACTCGCCGTTTGACAGCATAGCGGGAATCATATCAGAGCGTGGCCCTCCTGGACCAGAGACAAAGCCGCCATACGCCAATTTAGGGATGCCGCCTCTACCATTAGATCCACTCGAGTTTGTTGTTTGGGGGAGCATACTAGAAGGGCGCTTTAGGGCGTCAGGTATTTTATTGGTTATTTCGGTAAATAGACGTGAAATACCATTTGAATCTACCCCTACCTTTAAGGTTAGATTTCCTTTGGCATTAAGTGCATTCTGCAGCTCATTACGTACTATATCGAGAGCTCCACCTGATTTCGCAGCTGCAATTGCATCTTTTTTAAGTTTATTGCCAAGATCGGGCACGATGGTGTTATTAGCTACAGCTGTTTCGATGTCGGTAATGAGTGTACTCATCTGATCCCCGCTGAATGCTATGCCTTTAGCGAATTCCGCATTTATCTCATCTACTTGTCCAGTTGTTGCAAGCGCTAGGCCGGCCGCAATCGCGGCACCTTGCTCTCCAGTTGCCTCGATACTTGCAATGAAGAGGTCACTAAAGCCTTTTTCCTGGAGAATCACTAGATTGGTTGCGTAGGTTGCAGCCGCAGCTAGAGAAGTCTTCATGTTCTCAAGTAATTTGTCTATGCTGAAGACATCTGCTTCTTCACCTGATTTGTCTTTTATTTTGATGAAAGCATTAGAGAGGGCGTCGCCAAAACCACTGGAGTCAAGTATTCCCTGTTGTAACTTTTGATTCAAGTCAATCTGCTGATCGCGAAGAGCCGCCGCAGCATCCGCTGCAGCCTGAGTTGCCGCAGCTTGTACTCTAGCGGCGTACTCGCCTTCTCCGAGAGCCAAGTTAAGGAGTTTCTGAGAGTCTGTAGTACCATCTAGGTTCCGCACACTAATACCGAGCTGATCAGCTTGATCTACAAGTGCTTTCTTAAACTCATCCATCTCATCGATGGCGGTGAGCATCTCTTCGTTATTTAGGCTTAGTTCTCCAGTAAACTTTTTAAATGACTTTTGCGCATCTGGGAGATCTGTCACGGCCAAGTTGGCTAAGGACCTACCGACGGCTCCAAAAGCATCAGCAAGTACAGTAGTTCCACCTGAGGCTTTAAAGAAATTGTCCTGAGCGTCTGATAGCTCAGCCATTTGATCCTTAAATGCGCCGACGCTCTCAAACATAAATGTAGTGTCGAAGATTCCGTCAATCTGATCTACAGCACCCTTAAAGGCCTCTAGGCTACTAGTGCCCTCATCAAAAGCTACGGTCATCCCCGCTGTGGCCTTATCCATGTTTGCACCATGGATACCGGCAATTGCAGTAGCAAGCCCAACTAGGGCAGCAATTGCCAGAACAGCCCACCCAATAGGATTAGAAGCTAGCAGTGATTTGCTGGCAACATCTAAGGCTTTGGTAGCTACAATCTGGCCGTTAGTTACTGTTATCTGCAAAGTCTGCGATGCGATAGTTGCACCAGTTACACCAAGAAATGTCCCCATGCCTGCGACAGCGCTAGCAATAAATGATCCAAATATCAGTGCAACTTTTGTAGTCATTGCACCGATTAGAGCTATTGCGCTAACAACTGCTAGTACCGGTCCAACAACGTCCAATATGGGCTTTAGTGCTCGTAGTAGCTCGCTCAGGCCGCCGGCAAAGTAATTTAGTGTTTCGAAAAATGCAACACCGGCTCCAGCATCGGAGAACACGGCAATAATTTCAGTAACTGAAGCGATAAGAAGACCAAGAGGTACCTGGACTTTTAGGGCCTCTCGGACTATCATGTCAAATGCAAAACTACCGGAGTCTAAGGCGTCAAAGAACTGCTTTATCTCAGGAGACGATCCTAATCTTGTTAGGGTGTCTAGTGCGCCGCCCAATGCATCTCCCATGGCCATGACGTTATCGGCTACGCCTTGGAAGTAGTTGTCCATTCCAATTATGTCTTTATTAGCAAAACCTTGTGCAGCGTCGGCAAGCCAGGTTATGAGACGCGATCCTCCAGAGCCTTCTCCAAAATTAGCCTCAATGATCTTACCAAAGCCTCCGAACAATCCACCAAACAATCTCCCAAACTCAGCAGCAAGGTCTCCAGATCTGTTAAAGAAAGTCTCTAGCTCACCCGTGGCGTCTTTAACATCTAGAAAATTAGCAAAAGCACCACTCTTAGACTCTAAAAATGAGACAAATCTTCTAGTTATCGGGTCAGCTGATTCTAGTATGCTCAATAGTGAGTCAAACACATTGCCAAATATTGTACCAAATGTGGGCAAGACCTCGGCGATATCGCCTAATACGTCATTTAAGTCTTTCAGATTGTCAGAATTCACCAATGAGTCTGTGAAGTTTTTCACTGCCAGTCCAGCACCCTGACCTATGTCAAAGAATCTAGTTTCTAGTATCCCAAGCATGGGAGATTCGAGTAAGCGTTCAATCTGAGATTGCAGTAGGGGTAGGAAGCCGGCTGCTGCAGCCTCCTTAAGGTCCTTAAAAGTACCCTGAATTGAGATTAAGTACTCAGCAAAAGCTTTCTGAGAGGGAGTTAAGTTTGCAAAAGGGTCCCCAGCGCCGCCGCCGGCCCTGTCTGGTTTTAGTCCGTCCTTCAGGTCAGCTTGAGTGTCCTTTGCACGTCTGTAGGCAAGCTCTGCCTCACGGAACGCTAACTCAGCGTCTCGCCTAATTAAGTTATTAGGTGCAAGGTCCTGAGTCCGCAGCATATTCTGACGAGCTTTTTCAAGTGTTAATCCAGCTCTATCAACAGAGAGAGCAGCACCATCTTGATCAAAACGAAGCTGCTGTAGCTTCTCCCTGAGATCTTCTACCGACTCACTGTACCCACCAGTAGTTTTTGTGGCTGCCTTTACCGCAGCCCCGATTCCGCTTAATGCATACTTTGCAACCTGCAGGCCTACACCAGCAGTTATTGCGGCACCACCAACTGCAACTAGTGCTGCAGCAGCCCCACCGGCTGCGCCTATAACCGCACCCAGGCCGCCAATCAAAGCCCCGATTGTACCCGCAAGTGCTCCAAGAGCACCTTGTAGTAAGTATCCGACCCTCATTGCGTTAACAAAAACCTTGCGTAGAGTGTCAGCTTCCGGATGTAGCTTTCTAAAGGAGTCCGCTGCCCTAGTTAGAGAGTTGTCAACATCCTTCATGCCAGAAGTTAGACCCCTAACAAGGGAGTTTCCAATCCTTCTACCGGACTTCTCAGCGCTGCCAGATATGCGAGAGCCGCTAAAGCCTTTTTCAATATCTTTAGCGACGCTATCAGTTATCGCACGTACTACAACATACGCGTGGCCGACTACTGCCATAGTGCAGCCTCCTTAAAGGCTAGCCAATGGGGACGTCTAGGACGCCCCCGAACGGGTTGGCCGAGTCTGGGTTAAACTCGGTTGCTGGCATGTAGGGTTTAATTTCTAAACCTTCTTCACCTTTTGTATCTCTAACTCTGTTCTGTCCAAGCCCGTATAGGTAGTCGTACCCGTACATTGAGCCAAAAAGTTGCTCGCGTACACTAGAGTGCAGTTGAGCCCCTTCAGTTGAGCCGTAACGCATATCTTCGTCGAAGTAGTAGTGAATCACATCTAACATCCTGGAGGCTTCCATTTCTGTTAGATCCAATCCCTGTACTATCGCTTTCCCATTTACGTATGGCCAGAGGTTTATTGCCCAGTCGATCAGTCCTCTGGCAGCGGATTTGGGCGGTCACTGTACTCACTGATGAGCCAAGCAACAATCTCGCTAAGAGTTTCGACCTGAACGATTTTCTCCTGGTGGTGTAGCAAGACCTCAAAGCGGTCTAAGCTCTCCTTCACTAGGACGTGACCAAAGAATTCAGTCATAATGATTGCGGAGTCGGCAGCATTGTCACTTGCGGACTTGGCAATTAGATCTAAAAGAACTCTTCCCTGTAGGTGCTTTACGCAGTGGAATTCTTCTTCATGTAGTTTAAAAGATAGAGGCTCTCTGTCTTCAAGAGCTTTACCTGCTCCAAAATCCTTGAATCTTGTCATCTTATATGTCTTTCCTGTATCGTCAATTAGTAAGTCGCGTTATGCAACATTTCTATTTTACTACCTAATGTGACGTCTAAGTTGGGACCCCAGGTATCGATTTGGTTTGGTCCCCGGATGCATAACTGTAGACGCGTGGACCACACCACCTTTTCTAGAAGTAAACCTAAGAACTCCGGGTGGTTTAGCCGCAATAATGTGGGGTCTAGTGCCTTCGTGGTGCATAAACGCATAACTAACCGAAGATCCTACTTTTACATACTGCTTACCGCTAGACATACCCTGACTAACGTGTATTGAAGCACGCAGTAGGCCAGTTCTAACTCCTACCCTGGCTTGAGCGCCAACCTTAATCTTATTTCCCAGCTTGCCCATATAACGACCGACCATGCCGGCAGGAACATTTAGCTCATAGTGAAGTACTGGCTTGTATAAAACTAATCCCTTAAAGGTTATAAGAACTTTGGTATTGGCAGACCCCCTGCCACCACTACCCCCACCGCGCCTCAGTGTCCTAGAAGCCTTACCACCATAATAAAATAGGGGGCTATCTGGGATTAACCCAAAAGCTGGCATTTTATGGTACCGCCATTGTAATATTCATTGTTGTGACCTGGAAACCGCCCTCGGGTGGTGAACTCTCCAAGGTAGCAATGACACCAACTCCATAACCGGTCTCATCCCACTGGTCGAGCTGATTCACGGATTCCATAAGGATCCAAGCGTCAAGAGCCATTATTGAAGACGCCGCTTCGATCGCTTGCCCGCTAGGTGGTCTACCATTCTGACCAACAATAGGGGTGGCCCTAGCAATACTTATGGCTAAGGTTGCACTCCGGGGAACATGACATCTTTGAGGGTCGCCAACTTCAGCCCCGGGAGGGCCTAAATACATCTGCTGGAAATAGACAACTAGCTGCTCACAGTCGATTGCGGGTGTAGACATGGTCCAGTACCTGCGACTAGGTAATTCCATGTTGTATGACTGAAAAAAAGCCTGAACTCTCCCTAGGACGCCACTCATCAAATCTCTAAGATGCGTGGCATCCTCGGAGACGCCCGTAAGGTCTAGCTCTCCCCTTGACATGATTAGTTATCTTCTGAAGCTGGGGCATCCTCTGCAACAACTTCTTCTTCTACTACATCTTCTACTTTAGCTGGAGCAACTTCGATGACTGGCTCTGGCTTTGGCTTTGGTGTAGGAGCAACGTACTTAGGGGTTGCTTTTTTTACTTCTGGCTTCTTTGCGCCTGGCATGTCCTGGGCGCGGAAGTTAGTTTGAACTGACATAATATCTTCTTTCTTAGTACATCTTGATCTGGAGGTTTCCAGAAGCAAGTTCAACCAGGCTTTCCATCTCGCTCACTGTTTGCGTGGCGTAGAGTGTCCAGGTTCCTGGATCAACCATACCTAAAGCAGCTTGCGCTTCCGTATAGGTAATGGTGAAATCTAGAGTTTCATTGACTGTATTAAGCACAAAAGCACCTGATATATTTGCAGACTTTGTTCCATCATAGTTACGAATGGTTACCACAGGGTTCCAACCACTTGCTGGGAAGAAGTTGCTTAGGTTTGTACCACTGTCAGTTGAAGACCAGCTAACTAAAGCGGTCTGCGCAGTCGCGCTCATTGTCAGATCGAACTCAGCGTCAACAGCCTGCTTTAGAGGTTTAGCCACATATTTGCGCGCACGTGGCTGATCAGGGGAAAACACCTTTGCCTTACGACGAGCATTATCTGGGTTAACGACCTTTAGGAACAGGTCAATCTCGTACAGTCCCGTACGAAGCTCATCAATGAACTCCTGGTTGTCCAAAATTGTATAAGAAACGCCCTGACGCGACACAGACGTAACACGTTGGGGTAGCTCACAATTCTCGTCGCCAGACCAAAGTCGAGCAAATTCAATCGCTAATTTACGCGCCGCCATCTTGCCTGCAGTAGGTACGGGAATACCGTAAGCGTATGTAATCTCAACATTGCATGGCGTCCAAGGAGTTCCAGCTTTAATATGGATTGTCGAGTGGTCCACTAAATAATAACTCGAGGGGTCCAAGATAGTCCCCGTCCTGTTACGCATGGAGATAATTCTAGTCACAGGTCGGCCGCGTAATCTGACACGAGAATCCGGTGACATACCGTCTGCAGTCAACTCTGAGTATTCGTCGTAGTCACTAGACGGGATGTTATAGACATTTCCACCGAATAATATAGGGCTATTAGTTTTAGTGGAAGGTCCCATTCGGTTGTTTCTAAGAATACAAGTGTACCGCTCAGTTACAATTGTCTCGCCCATGTACTTGCGACCGGACATTGCCCAGAGTAGGTTCGACGCGGTCTGAGCTGCTTCTAGCGTATACTCAGTATAAGAGTAATCTCCCATGTCTTCTGGGAGTACCCAAAGGTTGCTTGCCATATTTATTACCTCTTAGATAAAGTTTAACGGGTGGTAGCCTAAGCTAGTTTGCTCAAGCCACCACCCGTTCTTGTTAACTATGTTTAGCTAGGGTTCTCGTTTGATGCAATGACGTTATCAATAGTCAGATCATCGTTATAGCCAATTGCTCCTGGTACGTTATAGCCAGCTCCGCCAGTTTCGATGCTAGTAGTTGGGACTGGGTATGGGAAGCTTTCGGTAACTGAATTTACAGCAGTTACACGAGCGCCACGCGTTACAGGCGTGCTTAGGATATCTTGAGTAATTGAGGCGTTTAGGTAGCTAACAACGTTACCAACTACACCCGAAACAATCTTCTCACCGTTGAACAACGAACCAATGTTCTGAACCGAAATAACGTCGCCAACCTCTAGTAGAGGAGGAGCGCTAAAGGTCAGGCTTGCAGTTGTGTCAGTTAGTGTTGCAAGGAAGCTGTCAACTGTGATGGCGCTTGGTGAAGTAGCAGCAGCCGAGGTGAATACTACCTGGTCAGTTGCGTTGTCAGTCCAAGTGTAGAACCCATTTAGACCATTAGGTGCCCAGTCGGAGCGAGCATACGCGTATGGACGCTCTGCAGCAACTGGGAATTCCCAGCGGCCGTCAATACCTGACTTGAAGTTCTCGTTGCCCAGGCCATAGCCTTCGAAGGTGTTAGCCATTAGACCGTTTTCAATAACACGGTCGCCAGACTGACGCATCTTGACGTACGGGAACACCCAGTAGAAGTAAGGAAGAACGCCAGCGCGCTTTCCGCTCTTCACTGCGTGGGACCATGCTTCAATGGCAACACCGTTGCCGGCAGGGTCATCGCCAACACCAGGAGCGGCCCAGCCAACAGACTTGTTGTTTGGGTCGGCTACTGTGCCTAGGTTCTTGCGCAACAGTAGTCCACCAGAAATCAGAGCCGAAAGCTCTGGGTCTGGCTCGCAGATAGCAAGCTCCATAGTAATTCGTTTTAGAGTGTCCGGAGCCTTGTAGGTCACGCAAACGACGCCATTAGCGCCCTTTTCTGTGATCTCATCGCCCTCTTCATACTCGGGGGTAAAGGAAACTCTCATGAAGGCGGAGGTAGTGTAGCTATCCTGATTGCCAGTCATAAGGTTTCCAGCAGCATCTAGGCGTGTGACACGGATTGACACACCCTGAATGCTGGCTGCATATTCTTGAGTAGCCATAAGCTATTCTCCTTATTTCTTGATTAAGCTGTTAGATCGACTCGAACAGCGAGGTGGATGGATGTGTCAAAGTAAGCTGCCGCAGGGCGGATTGCCTTGATCCTCATGTCATTTTTATTGCCCGACACATCGTAAGCTTGCGCTAGATTGTCGTTTACGACATCAACGTCACCAAGGTAAACCTTGACAGCGCCTGTGCCATAAATCCATTTGTTGATGGCTGATGCAGCAGCACCAGTTACACCAGTTGGGCCATTACCTGAATAGCCAGCGCCCACAATTACGGGGGTGCCAATCCTAGTGACAAGAGTTCCGTCTTTTGACTTCTCTAACCTAGTATTTAGAAGTGAAGCTACATCGCTAGTCATGTGGATTACCCCAGTCTCGCCTGCGTCTGATGCGACTGCAATTGAGCGCTCTAGCTCAGCAAGTGCAAGTGTGGCACCAAGAGCGGTTCCGCTGTTAACCAAAGTAGTTCCAGCATCAGATAGGGCTTTATTGTCGTGACTCTCGCCCTTTCGAACCGCACCGTCCCAAAGCTCTGTCTCTATAGATTTCTGGCTCATGCCTTCAATCTGACGAGATAGTCGAGCAATTCGGTCAATAGCGTTAAAACTTAGTCCCGAGCGTGTCTCGGTCAGTTCAATGAAGAAGGGCTTGATGTCATCGTAATAATTGACAACTCCGCCAGTAACTACAGATCCGTTAGTATTGTCTGTGTCATCCCAGTTTTTGAGCTCCTGCACGGTGGTTTCCCATTCTTGGGCAAAACCTCGGACCCACTGGTCCTCTCCTGGAGCGTTCTCTGGCTTAACAACAGCAAGTAGACCAAAGGCGGACGGCACGATTGCAGGTGCCGATACTACGCCTGTCTTTGAGAAAGCCATTTAAAATCCTTAATTTAAAATTATTTAGGGGGTGGGAGCCCCCCGAGCCGAAGCCCGGGGAGCCGCCCTATTTAGTTATATTTAGAGCTCGATGGTTGATGCAGCTACGCCACCTAGGGTGTCGCGCAATGCAGCAGCCGAACCGTTAATGTTAACGGTCTGAGTGATCTTTAGAGATTCGATACCAACCTTGGCAATGCCCTCGAAGGTCTCAACGAACATCTTGTAATCGTTGGTTCCAACTAGTGACGAGTCACGGATAATACCTAGGTCCAGCGATCCACCGTCTAGGAACAAGAATGTTCCTTCGGCGAATAGGAACCAGTCAAAGGCATCTGGGAACTCAAGAAGTGCAGCTGCACCCTGAGCACCAAAGTAAGTCATGTCAGGTGAACCGACTAGAGTTACGTTTGAACCAGATAGGTAGCCTTCGATCTCTGCACGGCCAACAGCTAGGGTGCTGTCTCCGGGCATTGAAACTGCAAGGTCAGAAGCCATAGCATCGTATACCCAGTCTGGGATAAGAGCCTTTAGTGTAGTGGTCTGAGCAATGCGGTGACGTGAACGGTAAGCAACAGCTGCCTTACGTACTGATACCAAGAAGTCGCGACCAAAACCAAGGATGGTTCCGGAAGTAACTGCAGTTGATGCTGCAGCAATCTTGGTTAGTAGGTCAACTTCACCTGCACGAGCGTGTGCAACTAGAGCTAGCTCATTGTGACGAGCAATCAACTCTGGGTACGCACGGGTCATTAGGTTACCGAACTGTAGCTGTAGTGTTACAGCGTCAGTTACTGCGGTGTTTTCTGCAGCAGCAACAACCGTTAGGCTCTCCTTTGTTGCGCCAGCTGGGGTAGCGTCAACAGCAGCAGTCCATACACCAACAGCGTCAGCGTAGTCACCCGATGCAAAGCTCGGAGCAGTTACGAAGCGGATACCGCCACGGTCTGCCTGGAACTTTGGAAGTGAGTCACGTACTGGACGTACAGTGGTTGAACCTAGGCCGAAGATGTCATACTTGGTCTCAACTGGAGCACCATGTCCACCAGAAGCAACAAGTGCCTGGGCTGATAGTGATTCAATCTTGGCCGAGTTAGCCTCAGCATCGGTACCGAGGAAGCGGTCCTCAGCATATGTGGTTGAGAAAGACGCAACAATGTGCTGCTCTCCGTCGCCACCGTTTACACGGCGAAGAGAGTGAAGTCTCTTTTCCATGGCCTGAGATAGCTCAGACATATCGTTAATGGTGCTTCCCGCGGTGTACCCAGGGATATCAGCGCCAGCAGTAATTGCTACTACAGGTGCCAGAGATTCCTGAACTACAGGTTGACGGTCGGCTGGGGCCTCGAAAGGCTGTTCAGCTGCAGCGGTCACTGCCTGCTCCTTCTGCTCTTCTACAAGAGCTGTTGATGTTTCAATAGTTTCGTCTGAAGAGAGCTCAGTGGCTTCTTCAGTTGTGGTTGATAGTTCAGAACCGTCTACCTGATCGGTTGATGCTTGAATTGTGGCGTCTTCGGCAACTACTTCAGTAGTAACTTCAGCACCCGCAGAAAGCTCTGCAGCAGCTTCGGTTACAACTTCAGCTAGTTCCTCGGCAGCAGCCTCAGTCTCAACTGGAGTCTCGACGACTTCCTCTTCTGCTGCGGCTACTACCTCATCGGTAGAAAGCTCAGCTTCAGTGGTAACCTCTTCGACTACTTCTTCTGCAGAAAGTTCTGCAACTTCGGTAATCTCGACAGCAGTGTCAATAGCAACTTCGTTAGAAGCGAGCTCATCGGAAGCGGATGCCTGAATTGACATTTCCTCTTCTTCCTTCTCTTCTTCTTCCTCGGCTGGCATTTCTTCTGCCTCTACCTCTTCGGTCTCGTCTACAGCAGGAGTTTCCTCTGCTGGAGCTTCGTCCATAGGCATGTCTTCTTCGGTCATAGCCATTTCCTCTCCTTCGTCGTCAGCCATACCCTTAACACGGGCAGTAGCTTCTGCTGCACGGGTTGCAAGTTCTGCAGCCTGTGCTTCGCGGTTTGAAAGTTCCCCGCGTACCATATCTAGAGAGTCGGCAAGCGACGTCATAGCATCAACTGTCTCAGAAGTTGGTTCTTCAGTCTCAACCATTTCAAACTGCGAGATGATCTCTGCCTGAAGCTCGGCGACTTGGTCGTCACCTAGCTCAGCGAGTGAATCTAGCTGAGTTTTAATTTGGTCGTACACTGTACCTCCTAGGCCAGTTAGTTTTGGGTGGTTGTTCCACCCACTGATTTACAGTCAAGGCCGAGGGACTTACGCATACACGCAAGGCGCTCCACCTAGGGATAATTTTACCTTACTTTTTAGGTAAGGAGTCGGAGCAGGGTACTCATCTCAGATTGAACTTCACTTTGAGAGTACAGATCTGCACCCGACATGTAGGATCTCAGACTTTGCGTAGCAATATCTGCATCCTTTTTACCGATTTTTGCCTCGACACGAGTAATCATCTGATCGATGAGGTCCTTCAGTCCAGACGGTAGATCGCTAAATTTCAATTTTTCTGCATCTTGACCAAAAGGCAAGGGGAGGTTGGCGATTACAGTCCCAAGCTCTCCAGCAGTAGCACGAACGTTTTCAAGAGCTTGTGGGTTCAAGGCATTTGAATCAATTCGGTCAATCATACCCAACAATTGATCACTTGCTCCAGCTGATGCTGCATAGTCTCCAGCAAAATCTAGATTCTCAGCTTCTTGAGCTTTTAGAAGGGCTTTAGATAGACCCGCTACGCCTAAATTCTGCTTTAAACGAGCCAAAACTGTCCGGTACTTACCTTTTGCATCACGCGGCTGATTTACACCAGAAACAAATTTAGGCTCGCCGGTATCCGGATCGATAGTGCTATCAGGACTCTGTGACTTTCCTTTATTTGCCTTAACATCTTTAGCTGCCTTAATTTCTTCCTCAGTTTGCTTGTCTGCTTCAGACTTTGCGTCCTTCAACTTTTCCAAGTCAGAGTCAGAAATTTCCTTAGCAGCTTCAGCGAATTCAGAGTAAGCAGCAGCGGTTATTGCTGCACGCATAGTTGCAACATTGGAAGCTGCTTCCATAGAGTTTGCATTTTTCCACTGCTGGGGGACTAGGTACGAGCACTTAAGTGATCGCGCTCGAGCAATTATATGAACTCGAGTCGCTCTACGCTCAGATGGTTTCGCACGACCGTACGACTGAATAGCGTTGCTAAGATCCTTCTTGTTGCGGATCGGGTACGCGCCGTCTTGCATTGCGTGACCCTTCTTGGCTAGTTCCATTCTCTCTTCGACCGGGATTTGGGAAAGTTCGGCAACAGCAGCTGCAACTAAAGCACTTTCACGCATCGCATACGCGCTGGCAGTTAGAGATTGTATGTTCATCTCGCGGAGTGACTTCTTTGCTTCCCTGACACGGATTCTTAGGTTTGGCGCAGTGGCCGCTAGCTGGCCAAGAGTAACAGCCTTGTGAGCTAGTGTCTGAACTGCTTCGCTCTTTAGGACAGCCATATGGCTAGCCCCAGCGGCGACTAACGCAAGCATCTTTCCGCCTGCGATCATTGCACGAGCAGTTGGGAATCCTGGTACATTTACCTGGCAGACAGCAACCAATTCCAATGAACCCTCAATTGGGCGCCAGTCTCCGGAAGGAGCAGATGCGCGAAGTGCACGAACCTGCATCTCATCTACGTTTGGTCGCAAGCAGCCGGCCACCCAGATACCGTACTGGTCTTCACCAGCGTGAACATCTGCAATGGCAGAAGCAGTGTCATCGTAATGCTTTGCTGCATCGGCAGCACTGGCATTAAGTGGAGCGTGGCCACCAGCTAAGGTCAACTGACCAACTGTAGCATCGGTCCCCTCTGCAGTGTGGACTACTCCAGTGTTAAAGTATGCGTACTTGCTACGAGAGCGAGGAGGCTTAGTTGAGCGCGGCAGTCCGATGTGGCTGACATTCCATGCGGCAATGTGGCCGTATACACGACCATCCTTGTCGACAGTTAGTGGCGTTGCTCGGGTAAGGGCGGGGTCTTGGAACCACAACGATGGCGGAGCCATAGGAATCTCTGACTCTAGGTATCCAGACGCCATAATTGGGTTGAGGTCGCAAAGACCATCCACGCACTCTTCGTAAACACCATCTTCTGGAATCACGTAGTCCTCCTGGTCCCCCGAGTTAGAAATAATTATGCTACATTCCTGGAATGCAGGCTTAGCTACAATTGTAGCAGCCATAATACGGGCTTTGTTTATAGTGAGCTTGTCCTTGCCCATCTCTTCACCAGCTTCATCCTCGGATCCTTCAGTTGCTGATTTTTTAGGGTGTTTCTCTTCTTTTGCCTCAAACTTGTCAAGGTCTACGGAAACTCCTCGTAGGAACCCATACTCTACTAATCTTTGGGCTTCACGACCATACGGTCCTGTGTCAAAAACACCAGTTGCGTTACCTAAACCGCCCGGGATACGCTCAACAGAGTCAATACGACCAACCACTACTGACCCATCGTGGCCAGCACCAGTCTTAATCTGCCAAAGTAACGGGAGCGGAAGATCACGAAGTGTGATTGCACCATCTACAAACTTACGTCCGTCACCAGATTCTAATTCCTCAGGTACAAGCATAGGTATTGTGAAGTACGCACCCTTTTGAGGATTAACAGAGGCAATTAAGGCAACTTTTTCACGAGCATCTGAGGCCTTGGCACTCAGCTCTGACCTTGATAGTACTAATTGCTCAAACTCTTCTTGCGAAGTGAATAGCATCTCATTAGTGCTCATGCCTTTATTGCGCCCTGCATTCTTTTTACTGCCTGTGTATACGCCAGTTACTTCCTTGTGACGCAGCTGGCAGTAGCCCTTTGCGCGCGGGCCCATGTACTTGGAGAGATTACGCACGCAGCGGGTCCAGTCGCCGGGAGTTCCCCAACGAATTTTTGCTGCACCCTTGCCCTTAGTCCAATAACGACGAAGCCCCTCTGCATTGCCACGATTACGGTCAGCTCCTCCAGCTGCAAGCAGCGGATCTACTACCTTCTCCCAGAATATAGAAAAATCAAAGGCTGACGCCTGGATGGGAGGAGATGCTTTATCTGCCTGCTTTAAGACATCATTTAGTACGTCTTGATCGTCTAGTTCAACAACTGGTGGCGGTGTGGATGATTTAAGATCCATTAGGATTTGGTCATCTCTCTCCCACTTGCCTTCGCCTCTAGCGTAAGTTACTGGTTCTGTGGAAGTCTTAGACGCTGGTACAATTGCAATTACATCCATAACTGACTCTAAGTCATCAGGGGATAGTACAGCTAGGTACTTAGCGGGGACATCAGATTCTTTAGGGGAATTAATTAAGTCAGATTCTTTTGCAGCTGCAGCGTTGAGAGGCTTGAACGAGCTACGCTGTTTTGCAACCCAGGCTGGCCAATCGTTCATCAATGACTTGATCTCGGAATTTGTAAGAGGAGGAAGAGTCCCTGGCAAATGAGCCTTGGGTTGATTAATCGGAGTTCTTGGCTCTCCTAGTATCCCAGAAAGATCCAAGGGACCGTCAGATGTTGGAACTCTACGTGGTCCGGTTGTTGGAGCATCGGCTTCTGCGCGAGTAAACTTGGCGTCAACACTTACAGTTCTGCCATCATCTAATTTAACATCTACTAACCCAGTGGTAGCGTCTACGCTTTCAATCACGCCGGAGCCGCGATCTCGGTCTCCTGATATCACAACACGTCCACCAGCTTTTGAAAATAGCCCTCCAGCGTCTCTAACTTGATTTGAAGCTTTCGCTGAGCGCTCTTCAGGGGTGTAGTTCCCATCTTGATTTGTAGGAGCTGATGACTTGGGTGCTGCAGCACTAACAAGTGGTATGCCTGCGGCACTTAACACTCGGTCGACCATATCAAAGTCTTCATCTGGCAATCCTTCTGCCATCAAATAAGTCTCTTCTGGGTCAATCTCATGCAGCATAACTGCAGAATGCGGACGCTCCTGCATAAAAGCCGAAATAATGACAGCAGAGGACGGGTCAATCATGACATAATCCTTCTGGCAAGTATCAGAAGAGTCGTCTAGTGCTTTATCGTATGAGTAAAGATCTGCATCGACGTGTCCCATGTCGTCCCACTTGCAGTCGTCCCATACAAGAACTTGTCCATCGATTTCGATTTTGTATAGTCGATCTATGCCAGAGTTATCCATACGTATTCGAGCCATAAACTCTGGACCAACCTCTGGATCTAAGTTGTGGGCAGTCTGAAAATCGTTAAGTTCAGGGACATAATGCGGTATAACTCCATACTCTGAGTCTGCATCATTAGATCCGTAGCCTCCAGCAGCTATAGCTTTTTTGTTCTCTCGTTCAACCACTGCAGAGGCCCACCTTTGCGCAGCATCTCCACCCCAAAGTCCCCAAGCGATACGGCCGTTAGATGGGAATCCATCCTCTCCGCGCTCGTAGCCTTTTGCCTTCTTGTCAACTTCGTGACGAGGAAAATACTTAGCGATGTGGCGAATCTTCTCTATGCCAATCTGCCCACCGGCAGCAAGGGTGCGAGCGCTGTTTACGCCAACGGGTGTGCCACCACGATTGTACTCTTTACGCCAATTTAAAGCCTTCTTAGCTTCATTTTGGACCCCACCGGGGATGGTGTACATGCGACTAGTGCTCATTATGCTCCGTTAGTTGGGTTCAACTTCAGATGGATCTACAGTCTCCCCAGGAGATATCATCCTGCTGAAGGGTAGAATGTCGTCTTTGGATAGATCTTCTCCACGTCCCCAAGCTTTGATTAACTCTGGATTCCACTCTTCGTCATCGTCTGGGTCAGAGTCTTTTGCGAGCAAAATGTCAGTGCTCCAGTCAAAAGAGTAAATGTCATACTTTTCTGGCGATGTTATATAGCTATTTAGAGGCTCCTCTTTACGAGAGGCAACATCCCAATCTTCGCCTTTTGGTCGGCCCATAATCCCAAACATGCTAAACATGTAGATGCCATCTACTTGGTCAGTGTCTTTGTCTACGTAAAAGTAGATGGTTGGGTCACCAGAAAGTTCGAACTGTGGTTCAGCCATAATTTTGATCCTAATCTTTCGGTAGCTAGTTGGATCTAGCTATAATCTTATCATACAATACTTACTATTTATGTGAAGGCTGTCACCGAAGCCTAGCTAGAAGCATCTTTTTACTTATATCGTACCAGTATACCCTTTTGCAGTAAGGTATAAGAGCTCTTGTCAAGAGGAATTGCCTTTTTTGGTAGCGTTTTCTAATTTCTTATCTCTAGCAGCTATGGCCTCGTCGTAGTCGTCAAAGACTTCTCCCTCTTTAGGATCGTACTTAGATCCAATGCGATCTTCATCATATGCCATAATCACTACATCTGGCTCACCGTTATTAAATTTACTGTAGGTCTCTTTATCCCAGCCGCCCGGTGCGAACTCATCGTTCCATCGCACTCTAGCTACCGGCTTGAATCCTGCCATAGCGTAGATTTCTGGAAGCACAGTATCATATGCATCTAGCCTGTCACCGCCTCGGTCTACCATTTGGGACAGCATCGATGATACAGCTCCCTTGTGCGGAGAATCTCCATAAACAAAACCAGAGACAATGTCACCATTGGACTTCAGTGCAATTCCTGCCGTACCGTCCTCCGTAGAGAATAGTCGCATGGCTTGGTATTCCTCAAGGTCATAGACATACACGGATGCTGCCCATTTATTATTCTGCTTCAGTAGCTCTATTGATGCACGAAAATCTTCAGCATCTTTTACTGAATCAAGCTCAAATAAGTCAGGAGTTGCAAGACCCCTGTCTCGGAGTTCTTGGGCGCGAGCTGTCTCGGGTAGCTTACTCTCTACAGAAAACCTAGTGCTTTCGCTTCCTGGATCTTCTCCTCGGTCCACTCCACGTCCGGGAATGCTTTCGCCGCTCTGTCTCGATCTTCCTGAGTTACTGGTTGTTCCTGATCCTGATCCATCGTTGTCCTCTTCTGGGCTGTTGCCCCCTTGGTCAGGGGCTAGTCTTTTTTTGGTATCTCTTCTCCAAGAGCATAGAACACTACCTTAGTAGAACCATCAGCAGCTAATGCTGTAAAGGAAATTCCCTCTACACCATCAGCATTCTTGGCAAATCTTGAAGAGACTATCTCGCCAATCATACCACCACCATTTAAGTCAGGCAACATCTCGCCAGGGTCTAGATCATCTATGACGTCTGGTAACGGGGCATCGAGCTCTCCTGCAATAGTATCGATTGCCGCAGGGTTATTCACTATGCTATCCCCCGAGACTCCGTAAAGCCCCAGCTCCTGACGCCTATCACGCAGCGCCTTACCTCTAAGGTTAGGTTCGTATTCGGTTAGGGGCTCTGACTGGTTTTTTAGAATTCTAAGCTTTATGGAGTTAATGCGATAGGTGGTACCGGTCTCGTCTTTAACATAGACGTAGTCAGCGTAATCATAGCCCTCACCATTGGGGTTTACATTCAGACCGGGCGCATACCCTGTAACCAAAAGGACCATTTTGTCTTGTCCGTTATTTATGTACTCTACAGTCTGACCAGGCTCGATCGGGGTTACTCTATTCTTTGAAGCGTAGGGGTTTGCACGCACTTCGGGATCGGTAACATCATATGTCTTGTTCCTAGCAACTCTAGACGCGTTAGTTATCATTGCGCCCATGCTTCGAGCGTTCTCGCCGGGGAAGCGGTTCTTGAACTCTAGTCTTAGCTGCTTCCTAGCTGCCTTATGCGATGCGGCATCCATAGGTAGACGACCAAAAACACCAAGAAGCCCGTGAGCTATGATATCTCTAAGTTCAGGGTCACTGGGGTCATCCATAAAGTCAGGATAGGCTTCCCAGATGCTCAATACTTCTTGATTTTTAAGCGTCCCAGTTTGTTTATGGAATATGTTTCCTCGGCCGTTACCGTAGAAAGTTGCAATTTCTGCTGGAGTAAACATCTTCTGCTTCTGCTTATACCACTCAGCACGATCTCTTAGGGACGCTTCACCAAACCCAGGTATGGCTTTGGGATTCTTCCCTAGCTTTAGGGGCTCAACACTTAACAGTCTCGCTAATAAGGCGTCTGAAGAGTTATCTTTCCTGAAGACTGATGTTATAGAGTGACGCTTATCATAGTGAACTAGGGTCTCAATTTCCCCAGTCTCTGGGTCAGTCCAGTTCATGGAGTAGACCAAGGCCTTGGAGCCGGTGTTAGAGGCTCTAAGTTCAAAAATCCTGCCGTCTTTGTCTATCCTTCGATCAAGAATTAACGCATCACCATCGGGGGTAAATTTAGCATTAGGGTAGGCTTCAGCTAAAGAGTTAAGTAGCTCAAATGGATCGGCAGCTTGCTTTCTCTTACCGTTGTTGTCGAAGTATTCCAAGATTCTACCCAACTTGGTTATGAAGGCGGGTACTTTCTTTCTAACTGCCTCAGCTCGCTGGTCGTCAGTTAGAGGTTCGTGAACAATATCGCCACCATCATCAATCCTATCCGCAGGGATGGCCTCTTGAACTGTTGGGGTTATCGAGTCAGCAATATCCGGAACTGATTCTGGCTCAGATGCGGCTTCAGGTGATTCTGCATCTATAGGGGTTACTGGAGCTTCGGCAGTGTTAGCTGGAGTGGATTCTGGTCTTGCTGGTCTGGCCGGCTTGACTGGCTTAGCTGAATCCTTATTTCCTTGTACAACTTTGTACTCTCCATTGGTCTTCACTGCAATTCTCTTTGGCCTTAGTTTTTTGCCCTGAGGATCATTTGGATCTACCTCGGCAAGAATCTTGCCGTCAGGTCCTTTAAGCGTCATTCTTCCAGTTTCTAGATCTATCGAGTCTATTTCATAGATCTTGCCGTCATCACCTAATATCCGGTCACCCTTGTCTAGGTTTAATGCCTTGGTTGCCTTGGTCTTTGGCGCGCCTTTAGGGCCGTCAATTAGCTCGTCTAAGGTAACTTGACGTGCCTCTGGGTTAAATGCATCTAGATACGCTTCATTAACCGAGTTTCTTCCGCTGACTGGTTCAGGTAGGTCAACAATATCCTTTTTAGGGGCTACCGTACTGGGCGTGGCTACGTCTGAAGCTTCAACTAATTTATTTACGTCTTCACCCTTTAGAGCCTTCTCGGCCAGAACTGGTGGAAGTTTTGCTAGAGGCTCCTTGTCGCGCTCTGCGCGGAAGTCCTTGTCTTCGTCGTCGGTTAGGCCACCGGTAGCCAGTTCAATGTCTAATTCATCTGCAGGCTGGACGTTCAGACTTGCCAGATCTTGAGGTTGCTCGGCTACTGACTTTGGCAGAGTGTGGGCTAGATCTGGATCTACGCCTCTTGACTTCAGGAAATCTTTGTCAATCTTTATCTTAGAGCTGACTTCTGCGTTTTTAGGAGTTACCTCTACTACGCTGTTCTCGGGAATGCCATACTGCTCGTAGCCCTTGCCTACCAGCATACGGATGTTGTTTACTTCATTCAGCTCGGTGGCGGTTCCACCAATTGCACTACCCTTTAGTTTTACTATACCCCTACCGTCACCAAGACTAAAAGCGGCTAGTAGTGCGGCTCCTGTAACTACCCAACGGCCTTTTTTATCTCTAGGCTGTTTCTTTACACGCGCTTTACGTGCAGCACTAGAGTTACCGCCTGCTGCGATTAGGGCATTAAGAGTTAATTTGGACATAGAGGTAATCCTTTATATAGTAATAGAACTAGTTAAAATTTTACCCTACTTAGAAGTTAGTTAGTGGGTTAATTTTCCTGAGCTGATTTCTTAGCCAATTTATCTAGGTACGACAGAGTACTTTCCCGGATCACGCCGGAAGATTCCAAAGCTTTTAATCTATTAGTTGCGTGTAATACTTGAACATAGTTATATTTATCAGCATACAATTGTGGGATTGCAGACCTAGAAGAGTCGTCAAACTCAGACGCTCCCGAAATCCAAGCTGCAGATGATATTACAGTTGATACAGTATCGGGATGTCCTTCTGGAAGTAGCCCAGCATATTCAGCCATCTCATCTGAATCTTCTGAGCTACCGTTAGTAGCATACTCTACGTAACTAAAAACTTCCCAAAGGATCGCAGATGTTAGATCTTCGGTGTCGCCAAGGTAGCTATACTTGCTACAAGCTTTTCTGGCTACAGCGTAAGCATCCTCAACTGAGACCTGCCTGCTAGACCCAAATTCGGAGTTTATACTATAAACAATCTCATCTATCGATGCAGAAGAAGGCACGCAGTTAGGGACTTCTCTACCGTTTTTATCCTTCATACCTACCTGAACATATCCCTTCCAGCAAGGGTCATCAGAGTCTTTCTCTAAAGCTGCTGCAGTGATACCATCTGCGGATTGGTCGATTGGCACGCAGTTAGGGACTTCCTTACCATCCTTACCTTTTTTTGTGCCAAGTTGTACGTAACCCTTCCAGCACGGGTCATCAGACTCTTTCTCTAAAGACGCGGCTTCATGAGCTGAATCCTTCATTAACTCGCCGTCTGGCATGTAATGGTAACCCTCAGGGGCTTCTTTCTTGCTGTCATCTATAATCTCTTCAGGGTCTCCGTAGCGTCCAGATGCTTTTAGAACTCTATTTAAGTACTCAGACATTTAGCGAACTCCTAGGAATGATTTGATCTGCCAGTTGAATGTTTTATGTGTATCAATACGGCCTGCAAGAAAATCCATCAGGCCTTGCTCGTTGCAATTCTGTGCTTCTTTGAAGGTGTCTAGTAGTGAGTGCATTAACTCATCGTTTATTCTTTTAGCAGATTGCAGTAAGAAGGCAGGAGATGACCCATCTAGGCGATCCTCTTTTATACGAGACATCTCTGCATAATCAGTCAAAAAATATGGGGCAGGAAATCCGGCTTTAAGGATATTCTCACCCAACGGGTCAATCGAACTATCCACGTCTTTATACAGGGTTTTAAAGAACTTGTGGTATTCCCCGAAGTCCGGTCCTAGGACGTTCCAGTGATATCCATGAAAAATAAACTTGGCTGCCACAGTGTCCGAGAGTAGGTGAGCTAGCTTTCTCGCTAGTTCTGTGTTCTGATCTGAATGCATGTTAGGCCTCTGGCTCTGCTAATGGTGGTGTGGTAGTTGTCGCCGGAGCTTCAGGTACCTCTGGCGTGGCTGCGTCTGCTACGGGAATATCGCCTTGCAGCAATGCGTCAATTTCTGGAGGTATTGCTGCTCCCGTAGCTTCTGAAGCAGTTGCGCGAACTTGTTCCATAATTTCTGGTGCAATAGCAGTCAGCATAGCTTCAGTTAATTCTGGAGTCACCATACCCTTGTTGATTACCAAGCGAAGGGCTAGCTCTTTTGGATCTGGAGCATCAGACCTCGAGAATCCGTGTGCACGACGCCAGGTATCGTATGAGATTGCAAGTTTATCAAATCCAGCGTCAGCATCAGCTGCGCGGTCATTACGTGTGGCAACCAAAGACGGGTCGTACCAAATGCAAACATTTTTGACTTCTTCAGCGGGATACCCATTAGCAATGAGATATGGACGCAGATACACGACAGTGAGAGCGTCAACGATAAGTAGCATCAAAGGCTCTATGTGAGCCTTATATAGACTCTCATCGATTTGGAGAGCGTTAGAGTACTTTACGTTCGCGAGTCCCGTAACTATGTCTTTGGGGACGTCTAGGCCCTGCATAATACGCTCTAGTACACGGTCGGAGCGCTCAGCTAGTGCTGGGTCGAACGAACGTTCGAATTTAAACTGCTTGATCTTGTCACCAAGCTCTGCTGGACCACGGATAATCAAAGGTACGATAGCAGACGCAGAGTCTTCATCTTTGATCGGGGTGGTCATTGCATCGATTAGTTGATCTTCGAAGTCGTCTGCGGCCTCTTCGGGGTTAAACTGCTCGTTATAGTTGCCTTCTTCATCATACGGGTAGTCGGGGTCAGGCGATGCAGCGACCGATAGACCATCAGGTAGGTAAAGAGCACCAGCGTTGAGACGAGATCTTGCAGTCGCACGGAAAGTCCTATTCAGTAGTAGTAGTTCGGCACAAAGGTCTAGCAGACTGCGCAATGAAGAGTCAGATTCTTGACTATACCTTGGGTGGGTTCGCCAAATACGACCAACAAATGCAGTTTTTGGTAGAAGAATGGCGTCTAGGTTACCTTGTGTCATCATTGATGGTACTCCTCCGCCAACATCACGACGGGGGTTAATTATGTAGTTACCTCTTTGGTCAACTTGAAGTTCGTCTGTAGACCGGATGTCCCATGACTCTGGTAGGCCTGACCCTAAACGCTCAGGGACCTGAACCAGGTAGCATTCTCCGGTAACTTGAAGATTTAGGGCGGCATCCTTCAGCAATCCAGGCTGACCACCATAAGCAGAGCTTAAACGGTCAAGGGCACGAGTTGCTGCAGCAGCAAGTTTAGGACCAACTGATGGAACTAAGTCAATTGGAGAGGGTGTCTCCTCCGGATTAGGGATTGCTGCTGAGTAGAGTCGGATTCTTGAGACAACAGACGCAACTAAGTTGAAAGCGTATTTAATTTCGCCAATTGCGTCGTAGTACTCCCAAGCTTCTGACTGCCAAGCTGTAGAGGCTGACTGCCTACGGGACTTGAAGCGCTCAGCTTCACTCTTATCGTCTAACTTAACCTGGGCGGCAGCAGCTGTTATTGCCCGCGGTGAGTTGAAGACCTGGGGTTCAGCGTAAACAATACCAAACGAGTCAATAGAGACTCCAGGAGCTACCCGCGTTGAGTTTTTTGGCGCAGAAGCGCGAATATTCGACTCAGTAGCCCATGATTGCTGAGACTTTACTGGTTCTTTCTTAAAAATACCCAAGACGGGCTCCCTGTCTGTTTAGCGTTCTATCCAAGCGGAAATAATTCCAATCATGGCGGATATAGCCAAGATTAATGATACCACAAACGTAAGTTGAGGTAAAATTGATGCTCCGACGACAAAAATACCTGCCATCCAGAACCCTGTACACCAGTTACAAGTGATTAAGTACCCGATTTTAGTGGTTGGTGGGAACTTTGACCAAACCTTATTGCGAAATCCATCCGCAATGGCGTCAGTTGTGATCAAATGAGTTGCACGGTACGCTCCAAGAGCGAGGATTACAAAAGTAAACGCATCTATAGTCATTAGTCCTCCATCGAATTAATTGTATTGTATGGATTCCAGCCACGAAGGCGAGAACCGCATCCGCAGCCTGTATCTTTCTTAAATGCTAGCATCTTTCCGGATGATGTGACAACAAAAGAATCTTTTTTAGTGTCTTCTGACGCATAGAACTCGTCATATCTCTCCCTAAACACTATTTGGGGCCCTTGGGGTGCGTCTTTTGCGATGAAAACGTGATCCTCTGTAACAATAACTCTTGTCACCTCTAGATAGGTCGAACCTTTAGTCGGTTCAAAGCTTCTTATGGTGGTCACATCGCCGACTATACCAGCCGGCATAGCAGCTAGGTGGCAAGGAAACTTGTCGAATAGGATTTTCAAGCTACCTAACCCTAAATACGCGACCAACATTGCCAGTATTTGGCCTAGTTACACCCATTTTTCGGTCTGCGAGGCTTTTTGCGCGTAATTTACCACCAGAAAAGCCTGGTGGTGGTTTAATTAGTAGAGCAGTCATAGCGTGAACCATTGCATCGATGCGGTCAGGGGATTTACCCTCTCCTGGGATCCAAGAGTACATCTGAGATTCTAGTTCTGGAAGGTAATTAACGTGGTGAACTCGTCCTTGCTCGTATGCAAGAAGAATTGGCTCTGCTCTTAGCTGTTTTCCGTACTTAGAGTGGACCTCTAGAACTTTGACGCTGGGGTCAATAGAGTTAATTGCGTTTCGTACGAGTGCACCACCTTGATTAACTTCGGCAACAACGGGACAACCCCACTTGCGAGCCATTTCCACAACTTTGCGGGCCCAGGTGTCTGGGGAACCATGAATTGAAGCGTCTTCAAGAACCCAAGCATTGCGCTTATAGAGGTCGTGCTCTGCAGTTGACGCACAGACGACAATACCGCACTCGTCGCGGGGGTTCTCAGCGACCGAAGGGTCAACGCCGATAACACGTAACGGAGTAGACGCAGGGTAATTAGTGTGTCTAGCTGCTTCAACTAGCTCTTCGTTCCACATTGCGCCTTCTAGGTCGTCAAGCATCTCTCCATAGAGCTCTTGTCGAGCTAGAGATGTGCCTTCGTAGACGCCCATAATAGTCTCAAGATATGCGCCGGAGAGGTTTCCAGCGTTATCCATTGTGGAACCTTTTGTGACAACTACCTTTGCGGCAGTCGCCCTATCTGTGCGAGATTCTTCAATAAGTTTGTAGAGAAGCGGAGTACGCTTAGGGGTGGTGGTCGCCAATATCTGTGGGTTCTTACCAAGACGAGTACCGACTCGTAAGTTGTCAAAAGCAGTCATGCCCGCAGCGTCTGGGGTCTGCCGCCAAGCGGCAACTTCGTCGCCCCATGCGTGACTATTGGACGTCGGGATCAGACCTTCACCTGCAAGATAGAGGTGACTTGCAGAGTCAACGGTTATACATCTCATGAATTTTGGAGTGGTTGGGTCGATAGACACAATAGAGTGCTGAGTAGACTGATACTTCCACTCATACTTAGCTTTAGCTAACTTACGTGGATTACGCACGAGGGGGAAGGTGGAGTTAACTTGGACGTACCAAGCCTCTTTACTATAGACTCCGGCCCGCTCCCTAGGTTTCCGATAGTAGACCTTAGGTACCAGACCTAAACTCCTAGCAAGTTCTATGTATCCATCGATTAGTACCTTATTTGTGTTATAGAACCTGAAAGCACCATTTGGCTCAACGCCGCCGTCAGAGTCAGTCAGTCCCTGTAGTAGAGAGAGGCGATCTTCTGCTGACGCCCTTAAGTAGATCTCGGGAACATGCTTGTTGTTGTGCAGACCCAACTCCCTCCAAGGAGCTATCAAGTCAGCAGCCCAAACGTGATCTTTATTCATGTCTCTACTGGCTAAGCCTGAACGCCCTAACTCCTCTAAAAGCCATGATTTGTCATCTGTGTGGGTAGCAATGTAACTAGGAGCAGCGCTCGCGCCATCTCCTAGAACTAGTCCAAGCACCCAAGGGTCGATTGGTAGAGGCTCAGTGGATACTACATACTCTACCGCTTTTGTTGCAGGGATGTACAAGCGTCTTTTGGTATTTGCACGTAGCTGGTTAGTGTCTTTTACTTGATGATTAGTGGACTCTCTGCCAAACCGGTCAGTTGCCCATGTCTCAGGGATAACCCCATCAAAGTGAGTGGTAACGTAGCGAAGGTCGGTGTTTGTGAGAACCTTCCACCTGTGCTTGCCGTCTGCGTCAATGTGCGTTCCGTTTGAGAAGTTCAACCTGTAGCTGTCTAGGGACAGCTCAATCTCGTGGACTGCCGTCACA